GTATTCATGTCATCGATGCGCTTTTCTTCTGCAAGCTCTTCTTCCGTACGTTCACGTCGGATCTTCACGTGCCTCATACCAAGTCGGAATGTAAGGGCAGCTTCTGGGTCCATTTCCATAATGGTTTGTCGATCGCAGGTCCGTGTTTCATTTTCGATAAGTGGATGAAGTTCTTCTAGCACTGTATATTCTTCAGGCTCAAGACGTTCCATAATGCGTCTGAATTTTGTTTCTTCATCAGCAGAAACGGTAATTGTAAATTTTGTCATATTGTTTCCTATGTGTTTATTGTAGGCTGTTCCATCATACCTATCATCGGGATAGATAGTTTTAATACTACAGCTTCTTGTCTATCTAGCTCAACGGAGTATAGTACCGTCATCTCGGCCCTACCAAACTCATTTGATACCAGGGTGTATTTAGCCTTCTTGGTTGCTAGATATACCTCAAGTTCAAATGCATCACTAAGACCTGTTCTTATAAAGTATTTGCTCATGCCATATGATCCCGAAATGTACCGGGCGGATATGTCAGCTTGATCATTGTTTCGTGTTCTTCATTAGGCACATAGAATATAAATTCCACATACGATGTTTGCAGGCCTAATCCCACAATGGGTTCATCTATCTCTTTGGTTCTGAAAATAGTCACACCAACTACATCGGTGAGCCACTTTTTCTTTATGTCCGATTCCCATGCATCGCAGGTGAAAGACATGACTCTCATCGTTGTTTATACTCTGACTGCATTTCTAATTTATGGCGAAGTTTGATAGCCAATGCAGTCTCTGGATTAACTATGACACCGAATCCGATGACTGGTGTATTTGTCTTCCAATCAAATAAATCCTGACATGCCGGGTAAACCTTCTGATCATGAAGCCACTGAAGCTCTGTGCCCTTTAAGGCTGGACTTACAGTATAGAACATCTTAATCATAGTTTATTTTACTCTAGATTGTTAATTACCACAATCGGTTATTAACGTTTCCATGCATTCTTATTACCGTATTTGAGTTTTAGAAAAACTAATTCTTCTTCTGTCGTATCTATTATAAGAAGGGATTCACCGCGTCGATTTCTACTGTGGCGTGCAATAATTCTAAAATCATCACCCTCTTTATCTTTTAATGAATCAACTTCTTCCCAAGGAACAAACACATGGATAATCATGTCTCATTGACTAGTTTCATCATATCGGGAATTCGAGTATGCCCGTTTCTACTTCCTAGTAAGACATATATACGCTGACCTACTGCCGAATTCATTATCATTACAAGACAACCACCTGCCGGATTAGTAAATCCTGTCTTAGATAAGATAATATCCAGTTTACTTGTTAAAGGATTGGTATTATTTATTTTAATCGATCTTCTATAGAGTGTTATCTCTGCATTGGGTTGATGTGATATATCTTTGATAGTCCCACTTAAGGATGCAACCATAAGCAACTTCAATAAATCATGCGCGGTACTAACATTACCTTTATCCAACCCTGTTGGTTCTTCGTAGTGTGTACTAGCCATCCCAATTTCTTTCGCCTTCCCATTCATACGCTCAACACAATTAGGTAGATTGGTACATAGAATTTGTGCTGCAAAGTTATCTGATCTAACAAGTGCTAGTGTTAACAATTCATAACGTGTGAGTGATGCGACCTTATAAGGAATGCTACTATGTACTTGTCGCTTTGTCGGGATTACTAAAGATTCAGTGAGATCCTGCTCTGATGCGAGCAATGCGACCATGAGCTTACTGATTGAAGCTATGGGACGAATTGTGTCACTATCTTGTTCTCTTAAGATTGTTCCATCTTCACTGGCTACCAGAAAGCTCTTTGCACTAAAGGTCGTCGCCGGAACATAACGCACATGATGTTTACTGATGCCTCTTGCTTCGGCATTCCCAATCAACATGGTTGCTGCACAGACAGCTAAGATCAGATGTTTCATCTTAGTATTATACTATAAATGTAAACTAAGGTCAACCAGTAATGAGGCCTTGTCCTGGTGCAGTCCAAAGTGGTCCAACCGACACAGGACCATATGTCATAACTGGCGCAGAAAATGTAGAGCCATCATCTATTTGAAAACTTATTCGGCCGCCTCGGTCATTTGTATCTAGTAGATTATCTATAACACGAACCATAAAGGTTCCTTGTGTATTATCTACAAGGATCAATTGCCTTACTTCGAACTTTACGCTTGCAGGATTTTTAGGATACCAATTAAATGAAGTTATCCTATTGAGATCTGAACCAGTTAGTTTGAAGTAACTAGGAATGCCGCTAGTGATAACAATACCAACTATACCACTGCCCTCAAACGGGCTTGTCGGTAATGCTTGGATACTTGCGATAGTTGTCATCTAGTATTTATCTTTAGGAAGCGATGCTATTGTGGCCTTCCTAAGTTGGGCAGTCCTTTCCTTGCTAAAAAAGATTATCTTGCAGGTCTTTAGTAATTTGTATTCTTCTTCTGTTATAGAAGGTAGTGTGAATCCATACATCATCATGCAGTAGGATGCAAATTCTTCATCTGCCTCGAATATCCAACCACTTGCCCAATCATTGACCTTCATGCTCCCACGGCCGGCCAGATTGGCATCTACCCCAAGTAGTAACTCATAGTCGTGGTGCTCCACAGCAGATATGCGTGGAGTCTTGGCATAAAATTTCATGTTCGATATTTGTTCTTAAGGTCTTCCGGAATATAAGATATACGCATACATCCTGCAAGAAACGGATCTTGCAATTTAATTATAGTCGCATAAGCAGAATTGATACGTCCCGACATTCTGTACCAACGGTTAACATATCCGTCAGTATCACCATCCCATTCATAATCAGTCTTGATTAGTTCAAAGTCTTCACCTAGTGTCTTGAATTTCTCCAACAGTTGCGGATGATCTTCTGCACTAACCAAAAACTCAACTAATACAAATTCCTTCATGTTGATACTACTTCACTATATGTGACGATTATTAATTCTCCACTGATCCTTGAACAGGTCGGCGCATATTTCCTTTCCTTTATAGAGAAGGATTGTATCCCGAGTGTTTTGATCACTTGCTTGCAAGTTAATGATCGGTTAAGGTGGACATTAAGATTTATCTTCTTATTGTTGAATTCGACATCCACGCTGCTGATAGCTTCACTGTTTATACCAGTGATAATAGGTCCAAAAAAGGATTTTGTGGGACTTCCATTGATCAACCAATTCATAGCGAGAACAGTCAAAATCAATGATAGGATAATGACAAAGAATGTATTGCCTAAAAGACGTTTCATAGAACCTCTGTGTATTATCTATTTATAATTCCGTCTTGCAAGATGAATTAAATTCACCTAAATGCTCATTAAAATCACGAAGATTGAACATGGTGGTACGACGTACAGCATCTGTACCTATCCAAGTAAAACTAATATTCCTGCCTGTCTTTAGTGCCTGGATTAGTTCCTTTGATTCATATACAGAACGCATCAACAGCTGGCCGTCTTGCATCCATTGCACCGGTAGGCCAATATCTTTCTTATCCACTTGGATCAGAGGAAACTGCGGTGCATTGCCTGTCATTGTATTCCAGTAGACAGCAATAAGAGGGTCTCCACTTCGTTGTGGAGAGACCTTGCTAGAACATACAAGACGTAGACTGGTAGCAGCCTTCATCGTCTTTGTACCGACCTGTGTACCAACTGCGCCAGTGTGATAGATATATCCTGCGACACTTTTGTCATGTCCGGTTACTTCAGTTACTTGCCAATCTGTATTTTCAGCCATGACAGCCATTGTGGCAAATACAGTAACCAGACTGACAAGTAATTTTTTCACCGATGCTCCTTGATATTGTTGATATTATAGCGTATAATTATACTTTTAGTCAACAGAATTGAACTAAATAACAATGTACTTAACGGGAATCTAATGAAGCAGAATATCTATATAATCTATGATAGCCAGACTGAATACGTGACAAATGAGATCTGTAAGAAAGTTGATATAACCAAAAAGTTCTTCTCTGAAAATAGTGAACTAACAACAGATATTATAACTGAGATATCGACATCCTGCATGGGAGATTTCTTTTATGTTATTAAGTCTGATAAGGAAATATTATTTCCCGATTTTGATTTTTCCTTTAAACCTGATGCATGGGACAAAGATTATGTCCATCTATGGAATAGTGAAGGATCTGTTCGTCTATACAATACACTTAATGTACAGAAGGATCCATCAAATTATAGTGATGTAGCATTGAAGAGTGGTGAGATAAGTCTTAAAGTTTCTGTAGATAAAATATACACCTATCCTATTTTTGATATTATATTTCTGAGCTATGATGAAGAATATGCTGATGTAAACTATAATAAACTATTAGAACGATTTCCTAAAGCGAAAAGATTGCACAACGAAAAAGGTATCCTAAGAGCACATAAGTTGGCGGCGCGGTTAGCAGAAACAGATATGTTCTATATTGTTGATGCTGATGCTGAAGTTGTTTCTACATTTAATTTTAGTTATCAACCACAGTCACTAGATAGAAGTTCTGTCCATGTATGGCATTCTCATAATCCTGTGAATGATTTAGAATATGGATATGGTGGCATAAAGTTATTTCCAACTAGGGCTTTAAAGACATATCTTGGATCTCCAATTGATTTTACAACAACTGTATCAAAGAGTCTTAAGGTAATACCTGAAGTAAGTAATATAACCAGATTCAATACTGATCCATTCTCTGCGTGGCGCAGCGGATTTAGAGAGTGTGTGAAACTTGCTTCTAAGATAATTCCTAATCAGGATAATATAGAAACAGAAGAGCGACTTGATATATGGTGCACCAAAGGTAAAGATAGAGACTTCGGGGACTTTGCTATTATGGGTGCAATTGATGGGTCCGAGTTTGGCAGAATACATAAGGATCAACCTGAATTTATCAGGTTGATCAATGATTTCGAATGGTTGGAAAAGAGATTTAATTCTTAACAATGATTACCTAGATAACCTTCAACTAATTCATTAATATCTTTTTCTAATTTATCAGTATTGATAAAGATCTTTACATCTCTCATTTTCTTAAACGAATCTTCCATAACTTCCCATGTTGCATTTTTATTTACAGGGATGGGATGAGTAAGTTCATCACCCTTTAATTCAACAACATTTCCATCATAATACTGAACAAGAATTTGTTCTATGTACTTAGAAGGAATCTCTTTAGCGTCTATTTCTTTCACAATACGATCAAATACAGAAGGTTTAGCAATTCTGCTGATAGCTCTATCTATATTGAAACTCGTTGTCGTTTTCTTTGCCATGTTACTCATCTCCCAGGTACTCCTTATATTTATAAGAATACGGCTGGTTAAAAACCAGCCGTATTATGATAAGATTTACTTGGTGTTGACTCGCGCAGCATCTCTTTTGAGTTTGGCTGCAACTTTGGCATCAATAACCGCTTCTTTCTTTTCTACCTTAGCTTCAGCAGCCTTGCGTTGATCACGCTCTCGACGCTTATTCTTCTGTTCCTCAAGCTTCACAGCTTTAGTATCGTCTGGTAGTGCTGGGCGGCCGCGCCCAGGTTTCGAATCAGGATCCAAGGTATAGGCTTCTTCTCTCTTCGCAGCAGCATCTTTCTCAAGAAGCTCTGCCTGGAGGATAAGACCTCTTGCCACAGCAACAGGATCACCAACTG